GTACTGGAAGCGGGCGTGAATCTGAAGACGGAGGTACTGCTGGTTTCCAGCCGTGGGGAGGCTCGTAACACCATTGAGCGCTGGGGCGAGACCTGCGCCAGCGCCGACCTCAGCCAGGTAGGGCGACGAGACCCCGGAAACAGCCGCCGAGGTGTTGCGCCCGGTGTGGACAGGGATGATGGCGACACGCCCGTTCCAATCAACGGTCGTCTTCTCCATCAACTCCAGGACCAGCATCTCATTGTTCAACTGCTCTTGGACTGGACCAATATAAAACTCCTTCAGAATGTTCTGAAGGGTCGTTTGTGTAGCTGTCATTTTAGATTTCTCCTATGAAACGAAGGGGTTGCCGCCCTTTAGAAACGACCGAAGAGCTTCGCTGCCCTGCTTGACGTTCTTGGGCTTCGGTCCCTCGTTGGAGATGGTAGCTTCTACAGCACCTGTCTTGGATGGCCTTGGAGCCGCTGCGGGCTTTGCCGCTGCGGGGTTGTCTTTGAGGTAGCGGGCGATAGCCGACTCCTCGACTTGGGCCATCCATGAACTGTACTGCTCGGCCACGCTCTCCGCAGAGAGGGACGGATTTTGAGCAACAGCCTGCAAGATGACATCACGGCTCGCGGTCGGGTACTTATTGACGGCGGTGGCGATCTCCGTCTCAAGAGACTGTCTGGCGATAGCCACCTCAGTCTCGCGAAGACGGGCATTGAGTTGCTGAAGAGCGGGGTCCACGGCCTTTGCCGATGAATCACCACCCTCGCCCAACAACTCCTTGAGCCACGCATCGTCGTCGTTCCAAGCCGGTTGCTGTGGTGCCGCTTGCACCGGAGCGGGTTGGGAAGCCTGGCGCTGGGCCTGCTGTTGCAGGTATTCAAGCTGTGCCTTCAACTCGTCAGTCTCAGACTTGAACGTATTCCTGGCGTCAATGACTTCCTTGAACCGTGTGTACGGGACACGGTGACCCGGGTGATCCTCTTCTTCCTCAGCCTGGCTGTCACTGGCTTCGGTCTTCTGAGGCTCAGCTTCCGCTCCTCCCTCCGCTTCTACCTTTACGTCCTCTGCGGAATCGGACGAAGTCTCAGGTGCAGGGGTCTCTTCGGCAGGTGTTGCCTCGACTGGTGCCGCTTCTTGCACGGGCTCTTCGGCTGGAGCAGGAACATCCTCCTCCAACATCATCGCCTTCATGCGCTCTACGTCACCTTCATCTACGAAACCCATGCTCCCCTCCGCTGTTTAACGCCCAGCTTGGCGATCTTTATTCGCTACATCTAGTAGCGAGCCCTGGTCGTAGGGCGTTCCCCACCTGTCAGACAACTCGCCCTCCAGATGCTTGGAGTACACCTTGCCAGTGGTTCTTTCAAACTGCAAGAGTTCGGCCATCGTGGTGGGCTTTTTGTCCATCGCCTCCTCTTTCAGAGGCTCCATCTGGTCTAACCCCATGAGAGCTAAGGCGTATGCAAACACCATGTCGTCGTGTTTCTTGGAAGACGCCTCTGGCTTGCCCTTGTCGTTGTAGACAAAAGTGTTCACCTCGCACTTCATGCGCTCGTCATGAATCTTCAGCCAGCCCTGAGACACGTACTCGTGAAGACGCGCCAGCATCACGGGCCGCGTGTTCTGGTTGGTGTTGTACCCCACCCTCTCCAGCCACCTGTCAGCCAGCTTGTCATACTGGGTGCGCCTGAAGAGATACGCCCACTCGTGTGACATCAGATACTCAAGGACGCTGAGGCCGTAGGTGTTGGACTCCACGACACACAGCGCGTTCCACCTCTTCGCCTCCTTTAGCACCTCTTCGGAGAACTCAGCAGGGGGCATCCTGTTGTAGTAGGTGGCGACGACAAAGGGCTCCTTCTTATTGGTCACATCCATGACGCAGTAAGCGGAGTAGTCCCCGCTGGGTGAGCCAGAAGCAACATCGACCCCGAGGCTATAGACATGGTACGGCACCGGGCCGTCGCTTTTATACTCACGCCGCCCCGAGTGGGCGACGGCGTGAGGGAAGATGACAGGGAAGAACCGCTCACCGGAGGTGATGAAGGCGTGCTCTGCGTCCAGCGGATACTCCTGGAGGAAGATGTTCCAGTTCGCAGCGCACTTGGTCTGATACGTCCTGTGAGCCCAGTTGTACTGCTCAGGAGTAAGCCCGTACTCCGCTGCGTACTTCTGAACCTTGGGGATAGCAGCTTTGGGTTTCGCGCCAGTGATGTATTCCGGGTCCTTGGTCCAGCCGTAGAAGACCTTGGTGAACCCGCTCTCCTCTATCCACATGCGGTGAGCGTCGTTGATGCCGTTGGCTGTGGTCTCCAGGACGATCTCAGCGCCAGGGCCAGCGGTCTGAAAAGCAGCAGCGATGGTCCTGTCTACGTCGTTCCAGAACGCGAACTCAGAGCAGTGAAGGGCTTGGTAGGTGGTGCCCCGGAAGCTGTCAGAGTTCGCAGTGGCCACCCGGATGAGGCCGCCGTGAAAGAAGACAAGCTCTCTCACGTTGGACTTCTCGGTCTTGAATTTCAGAAAGGAGGGGAGGAACTCATAGGCGCGCTTGTAGATATCGAAGATGACGTGAGCGCTCTCGCCGCTGTGGGCGATGACACACACACGGAAGTTGGGTATGAACAGCGCCTTCCACAGGTTCCTCATGGCGATAGCGGTGGTCATCCCAAGCTGGCGAGCCTTGAGGATATAGACCCACCTGTAGCCCTCAACGGACTCGTAGAACTCCGCTTGTGCGGGCTTGGGCTTGAACTTTACCGTGTGCCCGCGCTTGTCTACGATAGAGAGGTAGCTACAGAACGTGTCGAAGCTCTTGGCACATGCCCTGATCTTCTTGGCGTCTGAGGCCGACGGCATCAGTGGACGCTGTCAGCGTCGTCTCGCCTGTCAGAGCTAGATAAGATCTGCCTGATGTCCTCAGTGCTCAAATCCGTGCTCTTCAGGGCCTCCGTCTTGGCCTTGACGTAGTCGATGTCAGCCTGGAGCTTCTCTGCCGCAAGCTGGTCGAGATTCCGGCGGTGCTCGTTGGAGACGCGGGCGGTCTTCATGAACTCAGGGCGCGTGCGCTCCAGAATCCAGGCCGCTGCCCTCCAATCCTTCTGCCCGTGGAACTTGATCTGCTCCACCAACTGAATCGTCCCCTGACCCTCAGCCCGAATCACGTCGTCAGCAAAATCGGACTTATTCGGGTCCTTGAGCCAGGTGGAGAGGGTACTGGTTGAGATCCCAACCTTCTTGCAGACAGATGTGCGACTGTGACCGGCCTCAAAACCCTTGATGATGGTGGACCTGGACCACTCGCAGTACTTGGAAAAGGCCATTAGATCTTCCTCCTCTGCACAAACCGGCTCAATGTCCGCGTGCGCTCCCTCTTCGGGGTGTTCTCGGCCAGGCACTTGTGGAATACGGTGAGGAAATCGGTGATATCATAGCCGAATTGCACCTCATCGAACCGATGACCCTTCTTGTTGGGCGGGTTGGCGTCCAATCTGCGGCTCATCTCCAGCAGCGCCTTCCGGCAGGCCAAATGCTTGGGATGAAGGGCCGAATCGCTGTAAGGAGCCAGCTTTATCAGCGCGTCCTGGACGAATCCCAACGAAATAGACCATGTGGTCTTCACGTTGAGGAGGTCATCCATACCCATAGGGTTGAAAAAGAGCATATCGAGGCTCTTTTTGATCTCCCCAAGGGTCTCGGCCAGCATCCCCTCTACGATATCCTTGGGGAAGATGGGCGAGAGCGCGCCGCCTACGTCAGATGCGCTCATGCTCCGTACTGCTTTAGCAGCATCACCACCCCGTGGGCCCCAACGACACGCTCCTGCTGCCGGAAGTACCTCATCATGGCGACGAGCAGCTTGCCGTCATCCCCGGTTTGAGCCACCAGGCGCGTGGCAAAGTCCGCGATGTCAGGAGGGGCCTCGCCCGCAGTGAGCTTCAAGACCTCAGTGGGACGACCCACCTTCTTCTTCGGCTCCTCCTTCTTCGCAGGAGCCTTCTTCTCCGGGACCTTCTTCGTCGCGGTCTTCTTGGTGGCCATATAGCCTAATCTCCTTGGGCTTGGGCAAGCGCCCTAGCTCTGCCGAGAACGATACGTGCGAATAGTCGCGATCTTCTGTAGCACTCATTGCCACTGTTCCAATGACATAGGGCGGTGGCCCAGTCTCCATACTTTGTACGGTATCTTCTCAGAGCAGACAAGCCCGCAGCCAACAAATCGCAATCTTCACTGCTCCGAGAAGGACAGTGATAACGAGGCAACACCTGTAATGGTCCCACAGCGCCTCTAGCACTTCTCGCCTCCGGGTTGAACCTGCTCTCCGTGTACGCCAACGCAATGGAAATGTGGGCCGGGAGACTGCCCTCCACAGCCCCCAGGCCCACCCTCATACATGTCCTGAAGGCCCTCTCCGGGGGCTGAGCAGGTTTCCAGGACATCGCATGAATGCACAGCAGGCTAACAACTATCCAACCACTCACTTCAGGTCTTCTTCCTTGATAGCCCGCCTGAACTCCGTCTGACCACCCTCGACGAAGTCCGTCGTTACCTGGACACGGGGCTTGCCACCCCGCGCCTTGCCTCCACCGTTCTTCTTCCTCAGCATCCTCTGCACCAATCCCACCGCCTCTGTGGTCACAGAACCGCTCCCAATGCCCAAAATAAGCCCCATTGTAGGCATCTCAGGCAACATCAGCCATCCGAAAGAAGCACCGGAAATCACCGAAACTACACGCAAAATCGTCCCTCTCCACCACGGTTTATCCCCCGTCCGCTCTATCACGCCCTGTTGGATGGCCTTCTTGACCGTCTCGGTAATCGACCCAGCAGCTAAGGCGCTGATCACAATGACCATTGCCACCCCCTCCCAGGTCAATCCCTCAATCACACACCCTTCCTCCTGGCGTATTCAGCTATGAGCATCGAGTCAGCGGTAGCATGGACTACCTTCTCTTCTGGAAACAACCTCTGAGCCGCTGACTTGGTCACCCGCTTGTCTCCCTTGGACAAACACCTCATCGCCTTCTGCCACACTCCAGGGGGTGCTGTCTCGAATCTTATGCGATGACAGACCAGCAGGGCCCGGCAGAACCCATACGAGGTGCCAAATTTGAAGGTAGACGACACCCCCTGTCTGGGCATGGCGTTCACCTTCTCCAGGATGGCGAACTCGATGTCACTGGCGTACTCTGAAATAAATTCACTGACATCATGCTCCGTCTCGGAGAGACGGACACAGTCTACGAACTTGCCTTCAGGCCCCACCAGGGCGACCGCCCCTGAGTAGCCCGGGTCAATTCCCATGTAGAGCTTCATCCCATGTCCTCAAAGCGCATGTGCTGGCCGTTCCACTTGATGTCTGTGACGGTGAGGTCACGCTGGGGGCCATGACGGAACTTGTCCATGCCCAACTCAGCAGCAGCACGGGACGAATCCGACGAGACCTTGTGAGGCAACCAGGGCACAAGGGCCAAATCGCAGTCATCCTCGATCGACCCTGAGCCCTTGGCGTGCAGCACCTTCGGCCTCTTCTGGTCACGCTTGGCGGCCAGGGTGGGCTGAGAGAGAACCACGGTTGTGCAGTCCAGTTCCACAGCGAGATGTTTCAACCCCTTGGAATTAGTAGCGATGTCCTCCTCAGCCGTAGCATCTCTCCTCGTGCTGCTCTTCATCAACTGGAGGTAATCGACGATGACGAGCCCGAGGCGTCCATACTCTGAGCGCATCTGGCGGGCCACGCGCCGTATCTCTCCTACGGAGCCATACCGGCTATCAATCACCTTGATGGGCAGTGGCTTAACGATATTGGCCCCGTGGTAGAAGTTGGAGAACTCATGGCTCGTAAGCCCGGGTCTGTCGTGGATGTGCACAGGCACGCCGCTCTCTGCTGCGATCATCCGCGCATACACCTCCGCAGGCTGCATCTCCAGGGAGCAGACGAGCACAGGGTGCCCAGCCTTGGCAGCGGACAGGGCGATGTTGTTCACAGCCAACGCGCTCTTGCCATGACCAGCAGCGGAGAGCACCACAACCTGCCACCCGGTCTTGAACCCACCACCGAGGTGCTCGTCAAGAACCCGCAACCCAGTAGGCACACGAGCTTCGACCAACTCGCCGCTCTGGACCTTGTTGACGTACTCAACGTACCCACACACCCCTGCGTCAGCCCCTAAGCCCTCCTTGACCCTCAAGTTGGACTCCACCTTACCCAACTCCTCTTGGGCGCGGCACAGGGCCTCTGAGGGGTCAGTGGCGTCAAGCCCGTACTGGGTCATGTTCATCCCAGCATCTACGATGGACCTCTTGGCTGCATACGAGATGACTCTCTTGATGTAATCATCGATATGGTCAGAGAGCCCGGACTTATCGAGGCACTCTGAGATAGCCTTGTGTCCGCCTGAGCGCTCCCAGAACCCCGACTTCTGTAGTTCATCTCTGATGGTAGCTTCATCGATGGGCCTATCTTCACGGGCCAACTCCATCATGGCTTGGACAAGTAGTTTATGGTTCTCGATATAGAAGTCGGTAGGTCGCAACCCGAGTTCGAGAGCCCTGGTGATGAGAGATGGGTGAACGAGAACGCTCCCGATTACCTCTCTCTCGATGTCGATAGAATGTGGAAGGGAAAAAGACGACATGAAGCACCTCCTCGCGCGCGCGTCTATAATTATACTATATTACCCCCACACCCCCCCCCTAAGGGGGGGTGTGGGGAGTAACTAAGTTACAAGTCAACAGTAACGACTGGATCATCCTGGTAGTTGATATCACCTGGCTCCTCTTGGATTTGATAAAGCGCTGAGGCCTCAACACCTAGCGCCCTGGCTAGCCTCTCCAAGGTCACTATCTGAGGTACCTGACCACCGGTCTCGATCTTACTGATAGCAGGCTGGCAGATGTTCGACCGCCTGGCTAACTCAGGCTGACCCATTCCCTTGGATTTACGGACAGACCTCAAAAGGATCTTAATCTCCATACCTTAGCTCCGTTCTGTGCAGCAGGTCTAAACAACGTAACATGACAGCTGGCATATATCAAGGGGCTTTTTCTAATTTCTGGGCCGCAG